CTATTAAAAGATACAGATCATTATGCTTTATCAGATCAAACTTTATCTGATGACATGAGAACTTACAGACAAAATTTAAGAGATATAACTAATGGATTGACTACAAAAGCTGAAGTAGATGCTGTTGTATTTCCTACTAAACCAACTTCTTAATCCATTTACCTTCGTTGTTTAATACCATTGGAAGTAGTCTTGGTATTCCATCTAAGATAATACCGCATCCAATTATAAATCTAGTCTTAAAATTTTTTGCGTATTGAAAAGCAAGTGACTTCTGATCTATGAGGCATCCTACATTCATACCAAAAAATATATTATCTGGATTGGCCCAATAGCTTATAATAAATTTAGTATGATAGTGACCCTGTACAGCAGACATACCCATTGTTTGAGATACTTTTAATATGTCGGCAGATCTACCATGAGTAAAGAAACATCTTTGACCATTAGACATTGTGATAGTTAGATCATCAATCCATTGCCATTTCTTTGTACCAAGAAAATCACCGTAGTCTTTAAGAAACTCTTTAGACATTCCATACTTCAATGCACGTCTATATACTAAACTACTATGATTGCTTTCTACTTCAATCATTTTAGGAAATATATCTTCTAATTGTCTTACGTATTGTCTAGCAATTTTTAATTCATGACCAGCCGAGTAAAGGTCAGGATCGTGAGAGTGCATAGATATAGCGTGGAAATCAAGTAAGTCACCAATATTAACCACGAGGTCTGGTTTATATTCATTCTTAATTTCACGTAGAAATTCAAAAGCGTCTTTATGATGGTAAGGTATATGTAAGTCACTAATAACTAATATTCTTTTGTGGGTCATAAGCTACGGCAGGAGAGCCGTCTATGTACTCCTCTAAATTTTTTATTTTATCTTTTGGGTCAACGTAAATTATTTTCCCATCTTCTATATGCACATCTTTGACGATATTATTTATTGGATCTACAATAATTTCTTCAAGTATAAGCACACACAATCTATACAGGAATTTAATTAGCTTTGCAACTTCTCATTATTTCGGAAAGAGATTTGGCACGTGCAGGAGTTTGGTTTGCCCAACGGCTGTCCATCATTTGAAATGAAGCCTCACCATAATCTTCTTTGTTAAGCGCTTCCCACATCTTTTTAAATTTAGATACACCTCCAATGCCCAACTGAAAAACCATCTCAATTATGACACACTTAGCTTTGAATACAATGTGAGTACATTTATTATCTTCTATTAATCTTTCTGCATTACGTCTTGCTTCAAAGAAATCTGTTTCAAATAAACCATTTAATAATTTATCTGAATACTCATGACCCTCTACAAAAGCATCTTGTGTAGTAAGTAAATGTCCATAACCGATTGTGGCAAAACCAAGGCTATCTTTATATACTGTGTTTCTGTAGCCTTCGTGTTCTTTAATACGTTTTTTAAGTTCTTCGTACATTATGCTTTGTTTTTATTGGCAAATGCTCTAGCTTGTTCTTTACTGCTAAAACCCCATTTTTTTAACGCTAGTTTTAATCTGGTAGGTTTACCCTTACTATCAGTTAAAGGGCCATCCATGCCGCCAAAACGGGCCGCAAACGATATCCTACGGCCACTCTTACCTTTTGATAAAGGTGGTTTTAAATTAGATCCTTCAGTACGTTTAAAATAATCTCTACCTTTTTGAGATAGGCCACCGCTAGGATTTTTATGTTCTTTGCTGTAACCCATTATGCAGTACCAAACTTAGGAAACCCTGCTTTTGCTTTAGCATATTGTTTAGGATCAACAGTTGATTTAGATTTAGGATTAGATGTGCCTTGTTTCTTGGCTCTATTCATATAGTAATACAAACCTTTTTTAGCTGTCTTACCAGATTTTGTCTTGTGATAACCTTTTTTCATATTACTTCCTTTTGATTAGATCAGTTGCTTTAAGACCATACACACTTGCTATTACTCCCACAAATATAGTCTGATACCAAAAAGGTAGATCAGAAAAATATTGAAAGAATAATTGCATTTTTTCCATGTGTGCAGGATTATCAGACCACACCGCAAATCCAAGCATTACTATAGGCAAACAGAGAATGATTAAAATTAGTTCGTCTTTCCAATCAGATTTTTGATTTTCAAGAACAGTACCTTTATACTCAATTTCGCCTTTAGCCATACGTATCGCAGTCTGTAATTTTGCATCCGAGATAGCTTCTTTCGTTCTTTGATTGTTAGCATATACTTTTGCCCCCGTCTTTACTGCCATTGATAATAAATTTATCCACGCCATTATCCCCAAATCCTAACATTTTTAATAACTGTAAAAAACATAGCTACTAATGCACCAATAACAAATACAGCTTTAACTCCACCTGTACCCATTGCCATTTGTTTTTTTAATTGTTCTATGTCTTTTGAATTTTTATTTACTAGATCTTTGATTTCGTCTAGTTTGTATGCAATCATGCTATGAGATATACTAGCAACTCTAGTTCTTTTAACTGTTTTACGTCTAGGCATTATCAGCCTCTTTACAATAGAAGTTTATAATGGTTCTAAACTTGTATAGATCTTCTGCTTTTAATTCATTCATAATTTCATAACTCTTTTTATACCCTGTTATAGCACATTCTTTGTATGAATTGTAGTGTAAATTATCAGATATTGGCCCTGTACATACACCCATTGCGGCTTGACATATCTGCATAATTAACACAAATTTAATCATTTTCTTAACTTTTTTGCATTGTATTTTCTCTGTGTTTTTATTCTCCAGCACCAATGAAAGATACTTCTGCTAGTTTTTTCTATACTTGCTATTATCCAATCTAACATTGTAATACTCATAAATTATTTACTACTTATTATTCTCTCAATACTTTTAGAACCATCTACATTTGTAGATAATTCTGCTTCTACTTGACCGCACATAAACTGTTTGTTTTTCATATCCATATTCCTCGTAGCTTCACGTTTCATTTTGAGGCAAGTAGATAAACTGTCTTGTATTCTATGCTCAACTAATTGACCGTTAATAAACAAACAAAGAGCAAATACTAATTTTATCATTAGTGATCTCCATTAAGTTTACCAATGTTGGCTCTAACACTATCTTTTAATTTCTCTACATCAATTCTTAATCGTTCTACATCTAACTGTAGTCTTTCAATATTGACTTTGTTAGTCATGTTTTGTTCTTGAGTTTGTTCTAATTTTTCTACTTGCTGTGCGATATGCTCAAGCAACATAAACTGTTCTTGATCTACAGGTAGTTGTTTTGATGCTTCTAATAAGTCTTGTTGTTGTAATTTATCAGCAGTTTCTAATTGATTAAGTCTTTCAATAATGCCAAAATAGGCCCATACACCTATCCCCACAGCCCCGACAATCGCAATTAAATTTCTTATTGGTAATGCAACGGATGTATTTTCTGATATTTTCATTAAACAATCTTACCTTTATTAGAACCTTTTTTAATAACATATTTTTGTGTGCCATTAGCACCTACATTAACTTCTTTTTTAAGATTTTTAAACAAATTCATTTCTTTAAATTTGTGTTCAATCTTCTTTTTAAAACTTTCTAATACTTTTGTATCTCTCATTTCTTTTTCTTTTTTTTAGGAAAAAATACTTTGTCTAAATGCTCACCAAATTTGTCAAGCAAACCAAAGAACTTATAAAAAAATTTATCAATCATAATCCGCCATTTTACCAGATTATAATAGTTATATAAATATTTAATTTAATTGAGTTTTGTTAATAAAGATTTAATCTTTTCAAGATACACGATACCATCCCATAATTCTTCTTGGGTATCTTCAATCCACTTACCAATAGGTTTTGTGGCCTGTACCATTGTTACTTTGTAATTAGATATACCTTCATCAGACCGTTTGCTAAACTTACGTAATAAATGCTGTATCATAGGATCTTTAGTAACAACAAACGGTCTAACTATTTTAGTTTTTTTTGCCATTAGAATGTAACATTTAAGAAGTGACTACAAAATTCATTTACACGACAGTAGTGTTGACATCTAACATCTTCACCACTTCTAAATACAATCTTGCATCCACTACCTTCAATCATTTTTTGACTTGTAAGAAATTGTACTGCTTCATCTCTTGTAGCAAATACACGCCAAGCAGTTTTTCTATTATCTTTCATAACTGCATAGCTATCTTCTTTACGCCATCTTTCTTTAGCACTACACACAGGTAACTCTGTAGATGTTTCAGCATCTTTATGTAGTTTGATACGACTATGTACATAGTTTTCTTGTTCTTCTTCAGACCATCTACGTATAGGTATCATCACAACTTGTTTACGTGGGTAGTTATCTGATTGCATCACTTTCATCTTAGACCAATCACGTAAGATTGCCATGATAGATAATGATTTAACTTTGATTTGTTTTTTATATCTAAGCAAATCTTTTTGGTTCTTACGACATAAGAAATCAAGAACATTTAACTGTTGTTCCCATTCATCTTTACCATTAGTCAAAGCATCAAGCGCCGCCCATGCAGATGTAACTTTAAAATCAATTAAGTTACCTTGACTTGTAAGTAAATCAAATGCACCAGATAATGTCCAACCATTAGTAATAGCATCATCTTTGTAAAATAATCTACGTTCAGCTATGTCTGTCTTTTGTTTAGCACGTTCAATAACATGGTGTACTGATTGGCCCAACAAAGAAAAGATACGATCTGATACATCTTCTTTGATTAGATCAAAGTTATTTTTTTCTAATACCCTAATTCTAGGTGGTGCTATCAAACGGGTAGTAGATATATCAGAGCCACTACTATCGTAAGGGTCATTCTTTACTGCCCGTTCAATAACTTTAGGTAAATTAGATATGTTTGTAAATTGCATTAAAATGGTATTGGTTCATCACCTACATTAAGATCAGACCCATTGTTACCATCACCTAGATCTTGGTTCATGTTGTCTAATTCTTTTGATCTTAATATCATGTTTCTTATACCTTCAGATAGATTGTTAAATACCTCTGTGTTACCTTTTTGGTATTCATCCATACTAAAAATAACACTCTTATGGTATTGATCATCAATCTGATCACCTTTTGCTAACGGCATAACAGATGATATTTTAGGTTTACCATTCTTATCAATGACATTGAGTGTACACGCTACACCTGCCAATTTACATATATCAAATGCTTTTTTTTCTGTTTCAGTAAATGGTCTGCCACGCCACGATACTAGATCATTAGCTAATGTAGCTTTCTCATTAAGTGAGAGTGTGTAGAATTTACTGATAGTCATAGGTTCACCGTTGCTATCCTTCTCACTAGGTACTTCCCATATTACCAGCACTTGTTTTTTCCAACTGATCTGTCCTTGATAATCATTTTTTTGTGTACCAAGCTCTATGATCTTAACACATCTGGCCTTGTGAACACCTGCGGACACCGTTGGATAACGAGGCGCATCACCACCATTATTTATTACTATACTTGTCATATTGTATTTCCTTTTTTCACTAATTTATTATTGATTAACTACTGTTAAATTATATATTAACTATAGTCAAGTTTTATATTGACTTTTGTTAATAAAACAAATATAGAACAATTTATGGCAAGTGTTATTGACGAGTTAGTTGAGGAATTACAAGCAAAGAAAAAAAGATTAGATAAAGAAATAATCAATCTAGATAGATCTTCTGTGATCCCACAAAACTACAACAAAGCAGAATGTATTTGCGAATTAACTGATAAAGCAATTAAATGTGAAGACAGGGCTAATTACCTGTTGCAATTAAGACACAATAGTGTTGCAAATTTACAACAATGAGTAACATAGAATTAGCACAGAAAAGAAAAAAAGAAGTTATAACTAAGTATGGAGGTAAAAATTTATCCAGAATGCTTGGTATCTCTCATCCAGCAGTATCTAAATGGAAAGTTATACCTCCATTTCGTGCTTTTCAGATTGCAAAGTTAGGTGATTTTAGTATAGAATACATTAGACCAGATTTAAGAATTACGCCAGAACGCTAGGCGTAGCGCATCTCCCGAATAGCGTAAAAGTATAGCGTTTTGATGGGGCGGATTTCCCTCTTTTATCATCTTTTAGTTAAGGTTTACCGCCCCATCCCCTCTCCCCATCATTTATGGCAATGCTATAGCAATGCTAAAAAATCGCATCATTTTGCTAATGGCAAAAGTATCCCCTTCATCTTCACCTTCATCTTCACCTACACCTACAACTACATCCAAGATAGCCCTTGACTACATCTTATTTCTGAAGTAAAAAACAAAATTAACTAAACTTAATATGCGAAAATCTACAACAGACGAACAAAGCCCTGCATTTCAATTCTATGCAGGTGATTGGATTTCTGATCCAAACAGAATGAAACTATCTTTAGAAGAACAAGGCGCATATGTTTTATTATATTGTCATTGTTGGCGTGGATTTAGAATACCAAAAGATTTTGAAATCATGTCTAGAATGTTAAATTGTAGAACAGAAAAAATAGAAAAAATCTATCCTAAAATAAAACATTTGTTTGAGGAAAAAAAAGAGAAAGATGGTATCACTTATCTGTATTGTATTCAAGCTGAAGAAGAACGTAAAGAACAAGCAAAGAATAGACGTAAGAGATCTATCGCAGGTAAGTTAGGTGCTAAAAAAAGATGGAGTGATGAAAGCCTAGAAGAAGATGAGTAAGATAATAATTTTTTTATTAGCTTGTACTAATTGTCAATTAGAAAGATTAATGATTGATTATAATTACAAAGATGTTTCTGATTGTTCAGACAAAGCAAATGAAGTTATACAAGAAATTGCTGAATTTCATTGGTACGAGGAAGGAAAATATAATCATTCAGCTTATTATACTCCAGATGGTAAATTAATTATTGGACATAGATGTGATTAATTTTACAGAACAAAGTCATTACAGTATGTTTTTAGATTACTTCGGTGACAAACATACATTCCAAACATTTGATGATAAAATTATAAACAAAAGATTAATCAAACAATTACACGGAAGTATTAAACAACACTTTAATCAACTTGCAGAATTAAATCAAAAAGGTGCAGGTATATATTTTACTGTAAATGAAACAGATCTATTTGGTAGAACAACACAACATATCAAATCAATACGTGCTGTATTTATAGATCTTGATGGTGCGCCATTACCAGATAAGTTTGATGTACCACCAAGTATTGTTTTAAATACAAGTCCAAACAAATATCATTGTTATTGGATTGTCAAAGATATGCCATTAGAAAGTTTTAGTTTGTATCAAGAAGCGTTGGCTAATAAATTTAATGCAGATCCAAAAGTGAAAGATCTACCACGTGTGATGAGAGTTGCAGGTTTTTATCATAACAAACGTAAACCTTATCCTGTAAAAATTATCCAATGTACTTCGCAAGAACCATACACCATGAAAGAAATCAAAGAAGGATTAGGATTAAAAAGGCCAGAACGTAAAGTTATTAATTACGAACCGTCTATGTATAAAGGTAAGTACACAGGCACATTACGATATGGATGCGGTGAAGGTGATAGACATGAACGATTAGTTAAGATGTTGATCGCAATAAGAACTAGAGGTGAAAGTTTTGAGTATGCAAAACAAGAAGCACTAGAGTTTGCGAAACATTGCATTCCACCAGAAAACCCAAACGAAGTTTTATTTCAACTTAACGATATATGGAAACGATATGAACCTACTACGAGATTATCAAAAACAAGCAATTAAAGATATACGTCATTACTTTAGTCACGGCAAAAAAAGAATATTACTTGTTGCGCCAACAGGTAGTGGTAAAACTGTCATTGCATCATCTATGTTAGATCAAGCAAAAGACAAAGGAAACTTCGGTTTGTTTGTGGCCCACAGACGAGAACTTGTTATGCAATGCAGTAAGAAGTTAGCTGACTTTGATATTAAACATGGTGTAATTATGGCTAGTAAAACACCTAATCATTATGCAGATGTACAAGTAGCATCTATACAAACATTTACATCAAGAGTTGACAGACATGATTTTATAAAACCAAATGCAAGTTTAATTATTATTGATGAGGCCCATAGATCTACATCATCATCATTTAAAAAACTAATTGCAGAATATCCAGACGCATGGGTCATAGGCCTTACTGCAACACCATGTAGAGCAGATGGTAAAGGTCTTGGTAATATTTATCAGGAACTTGTTGAGTGTGGTAACATCAAAGAACTTACTACAAAAGGTTATTTAGTACCAAATAGAATAGTTGCACCTACAATACCAGACTTACAGAACATTAGAATAGTTGCAGGTGATTATGAAAAAAGATCATTAGACAACAAAATGAATACACCAAAACTTGTTGGTGATATTGTATCTCATTGGGTTAGACATGGTGAGAACAGGCCAACTGTAGTGTTTGCTGTATCTATTAAACATTCAAAATACATTGCAAATATATTTAGACAAAACGGGATACCCGCAGGTCATATTGATGGTGAGATGCCAGAAATAGAACGTGAACAACAATTAGAAAAACTAGACAAGGGTGAGATCAAAGTATTATCTAACTGTATGGTCTTGACTGAAGGTTGGGATCAACCAAAAGTATCATGTGTTATTATTGCAAGACCAACTAAATCATATTCATTGTATTTACAAATGGTGGGTAGAAGTTTAAGACCCGCAGAAAATAAAAAAGACACGCTTATCATTGATCATAGTGGGTGTGTATATGAACATGGTTTCCCAGAAGATGTGCCTAAATGGGAACTGAAAGTATCAAAAGAAAAAGAACGTAAAAAGAAAGAACCAAAACCAATAGAGAAACAACCATTTACGTGTGTACAATGTGATACAGTTTATAAACCTACAAAGGAAGACCCTGCTTGTCCAAACTGTGCATTTATACCTACCAAAAAAGAAAAGATGATTTTAATAGAACAAGGTAGATTAGTTGAACTACCAAAAATGAAACCCAATGCACAAGACAAAGAAAACTTTTATGCACAATTAGTTTATTATGCACGACAAAAAGGTTTTAAAGAAGGATGGGCAAGTTGGACATTCAAAAGAAAGTATGGACACTTTCCTCATTCTAAAAAAGTATTTCCTGTAGCTACAGGTAAAGATGTCATGAATTTTATACAACATTGTAATATTGCTAGAGCCAAATCTAAAAACATAAAGGAGTTAAGTATATGAGTGAAGAAGTATTAGAAATGCACATGGATAAATTACGTAATATTGGTCAAAAACACGCAGTAGCTAAAGCTAATTTAACTGCGTTAGAACATGGCAGAAAGATATTATTGGCTACACTAATGAAGGAAAAGATGATAAATTCAAATACAGGAAAATTAGATAGTGTAAATGCCCAAGAAAGAGAAGCCAGAACAGACAAAAGATATCAAAAACATATTGATAAACTTGCAAATGCTGTGCAGGAGGAGGCGAAATGGCATTGGGAAAAGCGTTGTGTTGAGATCAATTTTGAAACATGGAAAACAAAAATGATTAATCAAATGAAAGAAGCAAAAAGTTATGGCCTACAAAAAACGTAAACGAAAAGAGCCAGAACTATATACCTACGATAAGTATGAATGTTGGTGGGAGGATCATTCATCTGATTGTGAATGGAAAGACATTAAAGAAGCAGAAAAAGATAAACCAGAAATATGTTTTACTGAAGGTTATCTATTAAAAAAAGATAAAGATTGTCATATCTTCGTTATGTCATTTTCACATAATCAGATAGGTGATGAAATGATTGTTGCTAATAAAAATATACTAGAACTTAAAAAGGTGGGTACAAAAACATTTTACGTAAAAGACTTTCAATATGGCACGTACAAAAACTAAACACGAAAAAATCCATATGCAGAAAGTCGCTGATCTTGGATGTATCATTTGTCGTAAGATGGGATTTCCAGATAGCCCCGCTGAACTACACCATATCAAAGACAAGACAGGCATGGGTAAGAAAGCTAGTAATCTAGAGGTTATTCCTCTATGCCCAAATCATCACAGACATGGTAAAGATGCTTATCATTCAAGCCCAAAAGAATTTACAAAAAAATGGGGAACTCAAAGAGAGTTGTTGACAGAAGTATTAACATATGTTAATTGTTGTGGTAAGTGCTAATGCACCTAGTACCTAGCGGTACGGCGAAAACAACTATATAGAGGGTCGCTATAAAAAGAAAGAAGATAAGTATCAGAATAATGAACGGCGCTTCACCCTCTAAATTATTATGAGTATAAATTATAAAAAGCTAAAACGATTATTTCAAGACGGTGAATATCAAATGATTGACACCTTAATCAATGTTGACGTTGATCTTATATCTAAAATTGATGATAACATGATTAAAAAAGGTTTTGCGGAAAAACATAACAATAAATATAAATCATTACTATCTCAAAGAGAACTAGAATTATTTACTACCGTTAAAATGATAGCTAACGGTCATATTAGATTTTTAATTAATGCGCTATCCACTATTTTAAAAGATAATGAAGATGCTAAAACTATACATAGATTAGAAAAAGAATGTACTACTCTTAAAAATGTAATTGATGCAAAACAAAAAGAAATAGAAAGATTAAATGGCTAAACAAAAATTTACTCATTTTGTACCAAGGCCAAAACCAAAGAAAAGACCAAGACGACATAAAAAAGACTTAAACAAGCATGAAAAGAGATCGTACAAAAAGTACAACAATCAAGGTAGATAAGCCAAGAATTAATTGGAAAAAGAAATATCTAAAATTAAAAGAAAAGTATAAAAAATTAAGGGAGGATTACGAGTTTGTTCGTTTCCTCCCTTAACATTTATAAAAGAATTGCACCTATCACAAAACCTACAATAAAACAAACGATTTCAGTTCTGTAATAAAGTGATTTAGTTTTTAGATCCTCTGTCCATTTTTTAGTAATGAACAGAGTTTTACCAAATAAATTTATTATCATACATCTACCCCCGTTTCTATTTTAAGATCAACAAGAACGTCTGTCAAATCATCTATAATAGTATCTAGACTTTCTTTAACATAACCGTCTGTATCACCTTTTAGTTTTTCTAGTCTATTTATTTGATTATTAAGACCTGCAAGTGAAACACCAAATTTTTTACGACTATGCGCTTCAGCTTTGTTTTTGCTATCTCTATAATCGTGGCCATCATCTCTTTGTGTCATTATTTTCCTCCTTTAGTAAGTTTGTTTAAATCCATCATTACAATCAGCAAATATAATTAATTCTTGATAATTAATTGAATTATCAAAATCATCTTTATTTATTTTGCAATGATATATGTCTGGGTCTTCCTTATCTCTATCACAAGCGGTATGAACAGAAATTTTAACTTCGTCTTCTAATTCATAATTAAGTAATTCAGTTATCAATTCTTTAACTGTCATTGATTTACCTCCGTCATAGTGACCTGTATGTGTATATTAACACCTTGTTCACCATTTATTTTACGATCTATTGATTTTAATAAATCTAGAAAATCATCTACATTTATATATTCATCACTAGCCGTGTGAAATAACACTTTGTCTTTTTCACGTTTGTCTTTTTTTGGATTGTACTTTGATCCAATTTTATTTATTGCATAACTATCTACGTATGTACTCATTTTAGTCCTTTCTAGTTGTTGAGGGTAATGAATTAAATAGCATTATTGTTCCCCCAACTGCCAACAATAATCCAACTATTCTATCACCGTGAAATGATAACAAGCATCCAAGAAATGCGAGGGCAAAGCCCCCGCAAGTCATTAAAATACGGCTAACCATTACAGACCTTCATATTTTAATAGTTTATAATTATCAAACAGAGCTGAAGCTAAATTCGATATTACACTAAAAGCCATATTCATTCCGCAACCGCTAACACCTACGCTATTGGTCTTGACTTTAAATGGATAACCAAGAGCAACTGCAATATTGTAAGATAACCAATTTTTACGAACTTGACCGTTCTCAACATTAAATTTATAAAAATCAATATGTCTGTACATACCGCTAGGCGATACATTTCTAATAATGTAATAGATTGTATCACCTTCCTTGACCCACTTTCTTAAATTTTCAATCGCTTCATCTTTTGTTAACATTGCCATAGTTTCCCTCCGCTTTTTTTTGTATTGTTTGATTGATATCCACCATTTTAGCGTGGATGTTGATAGGCTCTTTTACTGCCTTGCATAAACATTCGTACACGGTTTTACCCGTGTACAAAATTCCTTTAATACGCATCTTAATCATTACCAACCCCCTTTACAAACATTGCTCTCAATGACGATTACATTGCCAAAGATATTATACATAAAAGGGCTAGTGCCACTTTTGTTATAAATGTCCGTAGCCTCTTTATTGATTTTATATTTTTTAAGTTGTGCATCTTCATCAACTAACATTCTACGGCCATCAATTAATTTAATTCTTTCAACATAACCGCCGACAAACTTTTGAGCATCTTTAAGCGTCAATATAGGATCAGAGTTTGTGATGTACTTGACTTTTGGTTTTAACTCATCAGATAAAACCTTTGCCACATGATCTGCGCTAGGCATTTCATTAGTTTTATTAGTCATATATTTTCTCCTTTATCAATTAACTAAAGTTAATAAATTAATTTAATTGCAAAGTCAACTCCTTTAGTTTAGAATAGGTGCAACATGACTAGAACCCTTACAGAACAACAAAAACGCTTCATTGAGTACTTTAGCCAAACAGGCAACGCCACTCAATCTGCGATCAAGGCGGGATACTCTGAAAAAACTGCCGAGCAACAGGGCTACGAACTTAAAAACAAGCTATCCAACGAGATTGACACGGCTACACGTAAGCTGTTGTCTGGTGCTGTTCCAATGGCCGTAGATAAACTTAAATCTTTGATTGAGGGTGATAAGATTAGTCCAAGTGTTAAGCTGGGGGCTATTAACTCGCTACTTGATAGAACAGGCTACCAAACTACCCACAAGGTAGAAGACGTAACAGGTAAGAAAACAGACGAGGAACTACGCCAAGAACTCCAACATCTGCTAGGTGCTATCCATATCAAATCCTCTGACGAAGACGGCGGGGGTAATAGCTCTTTAAATTAGCCTTTAATCCTCCATATCTCATCATACAGACACATAAGACGTATATCACGACACTTACCCAAGCCACTTACATTCTCCCATATTGCTTCAAATAATCCCACAAGAACTATAAATAAACGATCTTCCCACACACTCACACGCCCTGCCAAGCAAGGTTTCAGCGCCCTCTGGTGCGTGTTGCGTGGTCTTGTTTTATGTAAATGGCCATCATTATCCTCTTATTACTCCCATAGCTAACAATATAGAAAGCAATGTACTCGTTTTGTTCTAATGAAGGCCAAAATCAGACCCCCACCCCCCAAAAACATTTTCAGTATAATTAACAATGGATTACTCCGCATAGCGATTGGTATTTTTATATATTAACCTAAGTTAATAGCTTGAATATGTGCTAAAAAAAAGTTATTGCTAACTATGGTTAAGCCAATTAAAGAATTAAAAACAATTCTACATTTTAAAAAAAATGGTTATATATATCGTTATGTTCTTGTTGATCGTTTTCAGCATAATAATAAATTTCACTATGGTTTTGATGTAAAATTAGAAAGAACTGAAAAAGAAATATGGGCGCTTGAAAATAACAGAAAAATACGCAGAAAATATATTTTAAATAATGGATGACGCATTACAAAGAGCAGTAGAAATAGCAAAAGAATTAGAACGTAGAAAAGCGACTAATCGGATGGCTCATTATGAACCATATAAATATCAAGTAAAATTTCATAATGATAAATCTGCACAACGATTGTTAATGGCTGGTAATAGGGTCGGCAAGTCTTTCTGTGGGGCTATGGAAATGGCGTACCATGTGACGGGTCACTACCCAACGTGGTGGGAAGGCAGAAAATTTAATAGACCAATACGTGCTTGGGCTGGGGGAGTTTCAAATGAAACCACTAGGGATGTCTGTCAAAGAGAGCTTGTTGGCCAACCAGATGATCCATCTGCAAAAGGTACAGGATCTATCCCATTAAACAATATTGTTGATACGGTAAGAAAAGCAGGTGTACCAAATGCGCTAAACTCTGTAGTAGTAAAACATAAATCTGGAGGCAACTCTAGAATAGGTTTTAAAGCGTATGAAATGGGTAAAGAAAAATGGATGGGTGAAAGTCTAGATGTTATTTGGCTAGATGAAGAACCACCACCAAGTATATATTCACAAGCATTAACAAGGACAGCCGATAAAGGCGGAATTGTGTATATGACATTTACGCCAGAAAGCGGAATGACAGAAACAGTTGCACAATTTATGAACCAGTTAAAAGATGGACAAGCATTATTTACTGCGGGATGGGATGATGCACCACATATGACAAAAGAAGTTAGAGAACAAATACTACAAGCGTTACCACCGCATGAAAGAAAAATGCGTGAAAAAGGAATACCACAATTAGGATCTGGTTTAGTATTTCCAATAGCTGAAGAAGATATTATTTGTGACCCAATAGAAATACCAACGCATTGGCCTAGAATATGCGGACTAGATTTTGGATGGGATCACCCAACAGCCGCTGTATGGATTACATGGGATAGAGATAGCGATATAATTTATGTTTATGATAGTTATTCTTTACGACAAGAAACTGTACCTATTCATGCTAGTGCAATAAAATCAAAAGGACAATGGATACCTGTAATATGGCCTATGGATGGAAGACAAGCTGATAAAGGATCTGGTAAAAATTTAACAGAACAATATCGTAAAGAAGGCGTAAACATGACTAGAGAACATTTTAGTAATCCACCAAGCGTAGGTCAAAAAGAAGGTAGCGGTGGTAATAGTGTTGAAGCAGGTGTTATGGAAATCTTAACACGTATGCAGACAAAGAGATTGAAAATATTTAAAAATCAAGATAAACTGTTAGAGGAATTACGAATGTATCACAGGAAAGATGGTAAGATTGTTCCTGCTAATGATGACGTAATATCAGCAATGCGATACGCTGTTATGTCATTAAGAAAAGCAAGAATTAAAAATTACGAACCTCAACAATTATATTCTGATTCTGAATTTAGTGTATTTGGATAATTATGAGTAGAGAAAGTTATAGAACATCATCATCTTACAGATCATCTGTATCTGGTAAACAAGCTAGAGCAAGTAAAGCAAGAGTAGAAGCATCAACTGGTAGATCTAAATTAGATAATTATCAAGTGCCTAAATCTAATACTGGAATAAAAGGATTAGATATAGCTTTAAATGTAATTCAACCATTTAGACAAAAAACTTTTGAAGTAAACAGAGAGTATTTTCAAAAAAATGTAGCAGGTAAAAGAGGTTACAAAAATACTTTTGCAGATTATCAAAGATACATAACTGGTAGAGGTCAAGGAACATTAGATGCAATGGGAAGACCAATACAATCTGGTGATAATAATCAAAGAACAGTTTTAGGATCAACACAACAACAAACTGCTGAAGCACCTGCACAAACACCTACACCTGTAGAAACAAAAGAAGACATTAAGAAAAAAAGATCAACAACTATAATGGGATCTGGTTATGGTCAAAGAACTATGTTGACAAGTGCTGCTGGTGATGAAACAGAAGCAAATGTTTCTAAAACTGTTTTAGGTGGAAGTGTAAGAAAAAGAATTTAACAAGGAGAAAATAATGGGTGGATTTGTAAGAGCAATATCTAGAGCAGTATTTGGAACTCCACAACAACAAGCGCCTGTGCAAGTTGTTCAAGAACCAAAAAAAACTGTTACAGAACCGTCTGCTACACAATTAGCAAAAGAACAAGCTATGACTAAATCTAAATTAATGGGTGCTGGTTATGGCGGAACTACAATTATGTCTAGTGCATCTGGTGTAGAAGAAGAAGCTGAAACTGCTAAAACTGTTTTAGGTGGTGCTAAGAAAAAAATGAAAGCATAGTGATTAAAGTAGTTACTGACGATAAATGGAAACACCGAGTTGGTGATTACATAAAAAAAAATGCTTATATAACAGCAGATCTTGGTGATCAATTTTCTTATATTGGATTTGTAGAAGACGATAAAGTTTTAGGTGGTTTTCTATTTTCTGATTATGATGGTAATAATATCTGGGTACATTTAGCATTAGAAACTCCTAGAGTTTGTACAAAAAATCGTATAAAATATGTGTTTCAATACGGTTTTAAACAATTAGGCTGTAATAGAATGACAGCACTATGTCGTAACGGTTATGAAAGAAATGAAAGATTGTTAAAAGGCGTAGGATTTGTTAAAGAAGGTATTGTACGTAAATGTTTTAATATTAACGGAACATACGTTGATGGTGCAATTTACGGAATGTTGAAAGAAGAATGTAAATGGTTATAAAGGAATAATTATGGGATCAAAAGCACAACCACAAATGCCACCCCCAGTAGATCAATCTGTTTACGATAAAACTGCTGAAAAAGAAGCGGCTATGGAAGCAGAAAAAGCAAAAGCATTAGGTACAAAACGTAAAGGTATGTACGGTACAATTTTAACAAGTGGTACAGGTGTTGAGGATGAAGCTGAAACATCTAAAACGGTATTAGGTGGTACAATAACATAATATGGCTACTTACGAATATATAAAAAAACGAGTTGATGCATTGGCATCTGATAGAGGAACGTGGGAAGTAAATTGGCAAGAAATACTTGACTACGTTATGCCACGTAAAGCAGACGTTGTTACACTAAGAACAAAAGGTGAAAAACGTACAGAAGTTTTATTTGATAGTACAGCTATTACAGCAAATAATTTATTAGCCGCAAGTTTACAAGGTACACTTACATCACCATCATTACCATGGTTTAGTGTAAAATTAAGAGATGAAACATTAAATGAAAATCGTGAAGTGCAGTTATGGTTAGAAGATACTGCAAAAAGAATGTACGACACATTTAATGAAACAAATTTTAATACTGAAGTACATGAGATGTATCTTGATATTTGTTCAATCGGTACTGCCGCATTATTTGTTGAAGAAGGTAACAGAGGTTTTGATACAGACGGTATTCATTTTAATACATTACACATTGCAGAATATTACATACAAGAAAATATAAATGGTAAAGTTGATACACTTTATAGAAAATATAAATTAACAGCTAGACAAGCTGTTCAAGAATTTGGTGAAGAAAATGTTGGTGAAAAAATTTTACAAGCGGCAAAAGAAAAACCAGATCAAAAATTTAATTTTATTCATGCTGTAGAACCAACTGAAGATTACAAAAGAGCAACAGGTAAAACATCTACTAGATTACCATTTCATTCTTGTCATGTTTGTGAAGAAGATAAGATGGTTGTTAGAACAGGTGGATACAATGAGTTTCCATATTTAGTACCACGTTGGTCAAAAGCAACTGGTGAAATTTTTGGTAGATCACCAAGTTACAATGCATTACCAGATATTAAAACTTTAAACAAAGCTGTTGAGATTGGATTAAAAGCATGGGCTAAAGCTATTGATCCACCATTACTTGTTCAAGATGATGGTGTTGTAGGTAGAGTTAGAATGACACCTGCTGGTATTACAGTTATTAGAAATGATGGTGCAGTTAAACCATTACAAATTGGATCTAATTGGCAAATTACAGATTTAAAAGAAAACCAATTAAGAACTGCAATTAGACAAGCATATTATTCAGATCAATTACAATTACAAGAAGGCCCACAAATGACAGCAACAGAAGTACAAGTTAGATACGAATTGATGCAAAGATTACTTGGGCCAACATTAGGTAGATTTCAATCAGAATTTTTAAATCCATTAATTGAACGTGTTTTTGGAATTATGTATCGTGCAGGTGCATTAATGCCAGAACCAGATATTATTAAAGGATCTAAAATAGATGTAGAATATTTAGGGCCATTAGCTAGATCACAAAGAATGGAAGAAGCAGTATCTATTGAAAGATTATATCAATTAGCAATGAATGTTGCACAAGTTGATCCTGTTATTATGGATAACATAAACCATGACGAAGCAATTAGATTAAGAGGTAACTTATTAGGTGTACCTAAAACTGTTTTACGTGGTAAAGATGAAGTTGAAGAAATGAGAAATGCACGTGCTGAACAACAACAAATGGCGGCAATGGCACAAGAACAACAAGCACAAGCACAAGCAATGAAAACACAAGCGGAAGCATCTAAAACTATGGCTGATCCAAATGTGCAAAGTATGTTATCTGATACAGCAGACGATATGGGTATTGCAGAAAATATTTAATGGACGATAACAAAGAACACAAACAATTAAAAACAGATTACCAATCAACCTTTGATACAAAGGAAGGTAAACGAGTGTTGGACGATTTAAAATCGGCCTACTATCATAGAGGATCATTTTGTAAAGATCCACATGAAACTTCATTTCGTGAAGGACAACGAAGTGTAATAATCAGAATAATCAACTTAATCAAGGAGGATAAAGATGTCTGATGAACAAATGACCACAAACGACAATCCAGTACAAGAACAAGAAACTACTACTGTACTTGGATCGGGAAGTAACAATCAAGATTGGAAATCATCACTTTCAGACGAGTTAAAAAATGATGCTACATTACAAAACTTTAAAGACGTAGAAAGTTTAGCAAAAACTGTAGTACATCAACAAAAAGTTTTAGGAAGCAGAATACCGTTACCTAAAACAGAAGAAGAATATAATGAACTTTATACTAAATTAGGAAGACCAGAAGATCCTAATAAGTACGAAACTAATATTCCTCAAGATTACCAACAATACTTTAAACAAGAAAATTTAGACGAGTTTAAAAACGTAGCGCATAAAATTGGTTTAAATAATAATCAAGTTAATGCTTTGTTAGATTATCAAATCAACAGTATTAAATTTGAACAAGAAAATGAACCTGCATCTATAGCGGCAGAAAAATCACAAACCGAACAAATCTTAAAACAAGAATGGGGTTATGATTATGAAAAAAATGTTAGAGCCGCAGATAGAGCATTAGATGTTTATGGTGATGATGAATTAAGAGATTTAATGACAAATACATCTGCTGGTAATAATCCTGCTGTTATTAGATTTTTTGCAAGACTTGGTTCAGAAATAACAGAAGATATGGCTAAGAATACACAAAATAATAGATTAGCTGTATCACCTTTAGACGCTAAAGAAGAAATACAAAAAGTTATGAATGATCCAAATCATGCATATCATAAAGGCGAACAAACGGCTGTTGAAAAAATGCGACAGTTACATGAAAAAGCCTATGGCGTTTAACTAATTTTGTGATATAATTGCAACACCAACTTCGCCCTATTAGGACAACGAATAGGTAGCCGTGATGGCTTTAAATTTCCGATTGATCGTATCGTTTACGATAAGGTTTCCCGTAAGGATAAAAGCCGACATACACGGAATATAGTATAATGCATTTGTATTATGCTCTCTATTCTTAAACTTAATAGGAGGACTTAATATGTCAACTCAAATAACTACAGCTTTTGTAGAACAATACAAAAGTAATGTGTTTCATTTGGCACAACAAAAAGGTTCTAGATTAAGAGATGCGGTAAGATCTGAAAGTGTAACAGGTAAATCACATTTCTTTGAAAGAATTGGGTCAACTGCGGCACAAAAAAGAACTTCTAGACACGCTGATACTCCAAGAGTAGATACGCCTCACTCTAGAAGAAAAGTAACAATGGAAGATTACGATTGGGCAGACTTAATTGATCAAGAAGATAAAGTAAGAATGCTTATATCGCCTCAATCTGAATATGCTAAAGCTGGTGCTTATGCTATGGGTAGAGCAATGGACGACGCAATTATTGCGGCGGCTACTGGAAATGCTTATGGCGGTGTTAGCGGCGGTACAACTGTTGCATTACCTGCTGGACAAAAAGTAGCAGTAGCTTCAAGTGGTTTATCTTTGGATAAATTAATCAGCGCAAAAGAAATTCTTGATGCGTCTGATGTTGATCCAGATGAAGAAAGATATTTAATTTGCACAGCAAAACAAATGTCTGATCTTCTTGCATTAGAGAAAATCACATCTGCTGACTATGCATCAGTAAAAGCGTTAGTACAAGGTTCTATTGATAGTTTCATGGGCTTCAAGTTTATCAGATCTGAAAGACTTGGAACAGATGGTTCTAGCAACAGACAAGTATTAGCATTCACTAAATCAGCAATGGGTCTTGCGCTTGGTAAAGATATTTCTACAAAAATATCTGAAAGAGCAGTCAAGTACTATGTAACACAGGTAGTCTTATCTATGAAGATCGGCGCTACAAGAGAAAAAAAAGAAAAAGTAGTAGAGATTGCTTGTTCAGAATC